ACTCTAAAGGTGTCCGTCTCCAGCCCCTCCTTCCCATGCGTGAGGAGGGGCCTAACTGGCCGATGCTGGTTGTTATCGGAGGATGCTTTGTCTTCTGGGCCGGTGTGATCTGGGCTGGGTGTGCTGTGCTTTGGGGGCCGAGATAATGGGTCCGACAGCACCAAGACCAGCGGTCTACGCCTCGCGCCCAAGAGCGCGACACCCCGCCCAGCCCCTCACGTCCAACGACGTTGAAACCCTTCTCGCCCAACGCAAGCTGGAGAAATCAGCATGACCGACCGCGCCCTTACGCTCGTCTGGGAAGGTGAGCGCGCACCGCTCGCCAAGGCCATCGTCGCCGCCCAGAAGGCCACCGAAAGCATCAAGAAAGCGGCCACCAATCCGGCCTTCAAGTCCAAATACGCCGACTTGGCGCATGTTGTCGAAGGCGTCATCCCGGCCCTGAACGCGGCCGGCGTCGCGGTCCTCCAGTCCCCTTCCTACGACGGCGACATGGTGAGCGTTTCCACGGTCCTGCTGCATGACAGCGGATCGTCCGTGACCAGCACCCTTTCCCTGCGCCCGTCCAAGACCGACCCCCAAGGGATCGGCTCAGCAATCACCTACGGACGCCGTTACGCCCTGCTGGCCATGACCGGCTCAGCCCCGGAAGACGACGACGGCAACGCCGCCTCAGGCCCGTCGCCCAAGCCCGAACCCAAGCGCGCCGAAGTCCAGCCGCCGACGCTGAGCGAGCGCGCTGACCGTCTGGAGGCCACGCTCAAGTCGGTGAAGACCGCCGACGAGCTTCGCAAGGCTTACGAGCTGGGCGCGAAGCTGTGCGCCGACCTGGACGCCTCCGACCCTGAGCGCCTGGTGGACATCAACGCCATCTACGAAGCGCGCTTCAACCAACTCACTGAGGCTCGCGCGGCATGAGCGGGGATCTGATCCAGGGTTCCGATGCTTGGCTCGCCTCGCGGGTCGGCAAGGTGACGGCTTCACGCATGGCCGACTTGATGGCCCGCACGAAATCCGGGTGGGGCGCCAGCCGTGCGAACTACCTCGCCGAGCTTCTGTGCGAGCGGCTGACGGGCGTTCAAGGTGAGCGGTTCGTCAACGCCGCCATGGCGCACGGAACGGCGACAGAGCCCTTTGCTCGCCAAGCCTACACCGACCGCACGGGCGTGGACGTGTTCGAGGTGGGATTCATCGACCATCCTGAAATCGCCATGAGCGGCGCGAGCCCAGACGGCTATGTCGGGCGAGACGGCTTGCTTGAAATCAAGTGCCCGAACACCGCGACCCATCTGGATACCCTCCTCAGCGGCGTCGTCCCTGAGAAATATGTCCTTCAGATGCACTGGCAGATGGCGTGCGCTGGCCGGGCATGGTGCGACTTCGTTTCCTATGATCCGCGATGCCCCGAACACCTTCGCCTGTTCATGCGCCGCATCGAACGTGACACGTCCTTGGTCCTCCAACTTGAGGCCGAGGTATCAACCTTCCTGGCGGAACTCGACGCGAAGATCGAGGCGCTGAACTCCCGGTATCTCGGCAAGGACACAGCGCGGGCTAATAACCCGCCTGTGGTTGCCTGATGCTCCGCATCCCTGACAGCCACGTCGAACACGCCTTCGAAATCCTGAAGTCGCAGAAGCACGCCGCTGCGCGAGCAGGCTACGAGTTTGCCGAGAAGCACCTCAAGGTCGTCTTGGCGAAAGCGACACTCCAGGCCAACGGAAAGACGGTCGGCGAGCGTGAGGCAAGCGCTCTAGCCTCGCCCGAGTATGAGCGCGCTCTGGTCGCCTTCAAGTTGGTCGCTGAAAACTACCACAGCGAACGCGACCGCCGGGACGCCGCCTCAGCCATCATCGACGCGTGGCGCACTCAGCAAAGCGATATGCGGGCCATGGGGAAGGTTGGCTGATGGACGCCATCGACAAGGGCCTGGCCGATTGCGGCGAGGGCATCCCGTACAAGGACCGGTCTAGCGGCGAGCGCGCCGCCTACGCGGCTTATGCCGTCCTGCGGTGCTGCGGCTTGATCACGGCCGGCGACTGGCGCGTTCCCGAGCGCATCGGCCGCGTCGCTCAGGAAATGCTCGGGGATGAGGAGCGTGCAGCGTGAGCTACGATGTTTGGCTTGAAGCGGACCTTGGCGGCAAAGAGCCGGTGTCCCTGCGGACCCTGGACGCCAACTACACCTGGAACATTTCGCCGATGATCACGGCGGCGGTGGGTCATACGCCGTCCGATTGGGATGGGGTTCTGGCGGCGCAAGTGGCCGAAATCACCTCCACAATCCTAAGCGCCTTCAACGCCGATCCGGCGAAGTTTCGTGCGCTCAATCCAGACAACGGATGGGGCGACTTTGAGGGCGCCAGAGCCTTCATTCAGAAGATCAATGACGCCTGCCGTGACGCGCCAGCCGCAATCATGAGGGTCGGTTGATGACCCTCCGCACCCCCGAACTCCGCGCCGCTCATGAACTCCTCAAGGCCCACCGCCGGGAGACGAAACAACCGCGCGCCAAGCCGAAGGCGGAGAAGCACAAGAACGCCGACACGCGGGTCAAGGAGCCGGCTTATCTCGCCTGGCTACGCCGGCAACCTTGCGCGGTTGGCCCCGATGGTTGCTCAGGCCCCGTGGAGGCCGCCCACGTCCGTACGGCGAAGCGTGGCGATCCTCCGACAGGGCTTGGCCGGAAGCCGGATGATTGCCGCGCTACACCCCTTTGTCGTGGACATCATCGCGACGGACCAGACGCTCAGCACAAGTTCAACGAGCTGCGCTGGTGGGTCGGGCATGGGTTCGATCCGCACGTGGTCGCGGAAGAACACTACGCCCGCTTTCTGGCCGATGGCGCCCTTGAAGCGCCAGGCGTGAACCAGATTCAAGGGCTCCGTCGGAATAAGGAAAATCCATGAAACCGACTATCGCAGAAGCACGGCGGCATATTGCCGAACGTTTGGCGGAATATCGAGTGCCGGGAACCGTCAGCTACGGCGGTGTCATCGTCTCACCGGACAAGCTTGAAGCCCTCCTAGACGCCCTATCCCAGGCTGAGGGGGTGATTGAGCGAGCTCATGGCCTGACCGTCGTGAACAAGACGCCCCAGGGTTTCGTGAAATCCTACGCCCCAAACCTCGAAGCACTCGACGGCTTGCACGGCGACTGCGCCACCTTCCTCTCCTCTCTTAAGGGGCGTGCAAGTGATTGACCCGACAGAGAAATCTACGCCTGTCGCTCCAAACGCGACACCCGGCCATCTCGACGCGCTTGCGCTCCAACATCACCTTGATTGGCTGGCCGCTCTGGAATCGTCTTGGCGTGACGCGCGAGATTCGTCCGGTTACGCCGCGTCGTCGGCCTGGGCCATGCAGAACGGGCGCCAGCTTCTCAATGCTCACCGCCGGCTGCTTGGCTTCTACCTCGATATGGATGGCCCTGCTCGCATGGGCGTCCCCCGCGAGCCCACGTCAGGCATGTTGGACCGCGCAGTCGCCTTCGCCCTGAACGTCAAGATCAGCGGCGACTACGGCTGGAGCGCTTACATGCGGGACCTCTGGAAGACGATGCTGCAAGGCGTCCCGGTCCGTGATGGCCCTCTTGAGGGTCACGGAACAGCCTCTCCGAGCAATGGTCCGACCCCTGAACTTAAGGGCCTTTCAGATGGATAGGGGGCCTACGGAGCTAGTCACGCCTGCGGCTTCAAGGGCCGCACACGCGAAGATCGCCGCGCTCTACGTCGAGACAGACGGCTGCTACTTCGGCCTGGAGGGTGTTGAGCCTTGGGATGAGCAGCGCGACGCCAGGCTGTATGACGGCCCGCATCCGGTGGTCGCGCACCCGCCCTGCCAGCGCTGGGGCCGCTTCTGGCACGGCTCGACGCGGAAGCCGCATCAATTCAAGCTTGGTGACGACAAGGGATGCTTCAAGGCCGCGCTAGAGGCTGTGCGAGAATTTGGCGGTGTTCTGGAGCACCCGGCAGACAGCCAAGCGTGGCGCCATTTCGGCTTGAGCGCGCCCCGGCGCGAAGGTGGCTGGAAGCGAGCAGACTGGCCGCTGAACCAGGGTTGGACCTGCTACGTCGAGCAGGGCTTTTACGGCCACGCCTCGCGCAAGCCCACATGGCTCTACGCCGCCGGGGTTGACCTTCCTGACCTGACATGGGGCTGCGGTGAACAACGCATCCCCGAATGGATGATCGAACGCTACGGCTACGAGAAAGCCCGGCGGATCGGTGTTGTCGCCATGATCGGCGGCAAGGACAAGACCAGGAAGCGCAACGCCACGCCCGAACCGTTCCGGGACCTGCTGTTGTCGATAGCCCGGTCTGTGTCCGCCGATGGCGCCCTTGCGCCAGGCGTAGGCTTCTCCTCCGCTACGTCGGACCCCCTTAATCCTCCCCTTCCCAACCTTCGGGGGGAAGGATGATGCTGGAGCCGATGTCTATTGGTGGTCTCCGGCTTATCATTGTGCCGGAGCCAAAGCCGCCACACTGGTCAAAGCCTCGCTGTCCGACGAGCGTGCCGCCAGGGCGACGCCGCGCATGGAAGCGCTCTAATCCGCCCAGATTCCTGCGCCCTACCGTCTACCTTGAGCACGGCAAGATGCTGCGCACTAGCGACACCGTTTTCATGCGCGCCGCAGACTACTGGGCGCTCCAGCAAAGGCTATCTCGCCCATGATCACCCCCACCACCGAACAGGAAGATTTAGGGGCCGACGTAGCGGCTCAAACGTCTACGCCTGTCGCTCAAACGCGACACACGCCAGGGCCGTGGCTCATGGCGGCGAGGCCGTCGAGCGTCGTTGGCTGGCCCATTGTCGCTCCTCCGAACGGGCGGGTGATTGCCGATCTCTACTATGTTGATAGGGATGGCCCTGCGGTCGAGATATTCAACCGCGAGTCCGCTGCGAATGGTCGCTTGATCGCCGCCGCGCCCGAGCTTCTAGAGGCGTGCATCGCCCTGCAAATGGAAGCGGCGGCGCGGGGCTTCGGACTTCGGATCGCTGACGAAGCCATCGCCAAGGCCATGCTTGCCGATGGCGCTCCGCGTCACGGAACAGCGGCGGTGTCCAGCGGTCCGACCCCTCAATCTCTAAAGGCTCAACCATGACCTTCGGCGAGTGGCTGAAATCACAGCGCGAGGATCGCGGCATGTCGTTGCGGGACGTGGAGCGCGCCAGCGAGGGCGCGGTGTCCAATGCGCTAATTTCTCAAATTGAGACGGGCAAAGTGAAGCGCCCGAGCCTTCACGCCTGCATCCAGATCGCGGCGGCCTTGGGGCTATCGGCAAGCGAGATGCTGGAACGCGCCGTCGCCGAAAGCCAGACCTCACCCGCCCCGGACTTCTGCCCCCATTGCGGCCAGATCATGCGGCCCGACCGGAAGGATTTCTGATCCCATGACATCGACATCTGATCTACGAGCGCTGACGGACGACTTGCTGGCCCTCTGCAAGGAGATGCGCGACTGGCTCCAGCCTGAAGTGGTGAAGGAGCCAGACCGCACGTTCTTCTGGAAGCTGGTCGATGCCATCAACGCGACGGAGCGGCTTAAGGCTTCTATGGCCGACAGCGAAACGGCTCCGGGCGTGCGCGGACGGCTCCAAGCGCCGCCGGGATGGATAGAGCGGTTGTGCCGCCTCATCCACGAACACGTGGCCGACAGCCCCCCCGATCAACTGATCCACCAGCCGTGGCAGAACTCATGGGAAGAGCCCACGCGACCGCGCTGGACGCAATGGCTCGAACTATCTGAGGCCATCGTCGCTCTTGAGACCGCAGGCGTAGACGGTGCAAAGCCGCTGTCTGACCAAGGCGTTATCCTCCGATCCATCGCCAAGCAGCGCCTCAGCACTGAGCTTGACGAGCACGAACACGGATCAGCCGATTGGGAGGATGGTTACGACCAACTGATCCTTCTGGCTCGCCGGGCGTCTGACCCCAACCCCCTACCCGATCAGCCGGTGCGCGGGTTGGGGGAGGAACTGGCAACGCTAAGCAAGAAGGCGTCCATCAACGGCCCGCTTCGCTACACCAACCACGAACGCAAGGACGACCGAGGACACGCATCATGGTCGGAGGTCGAGTGTCTATCGAAGGAGAAAAGTTGGCACGTCTGCCAATGTCCCGATGAGGAAGACGCCGCCTTTATCGTAGCTGCGGTGAACCACGTCCGCGCCCAACTCGACGCCTCCACCCCCCAAGACGGGCCAGACCAGCCATCCAGGGGGCTTGCGTGTATGCTCTGCGGCCGCAAGAACGGCGACCCGCGCCCATGGGACACGCGGTCCAGCATCTGCCCCGACTGCGAAGATAAGCAGGCCAGGGAGGAACCCATTAACCCATCCGATATGCGGGTGGAGGAGATCGCGCGGCTCCGAGCTGCGCTGCTGGCGATTGCTCAAGGTGATCAGGTCGCGTTTGGCAAGGTGTGGAACGCAAAACTATCGTGCTGGGTCTCGGTCCGAGACTTCGCAAGCGCCACCCTTATAGGAGCCCACCATGTCTGATCGGGAGGTGGACGAGGCGGTGAAGCGGCTGGCGAGGGCGCTGAAACCAGCAGTGGGTGCTGGAATCCCACGGTATCCGGCCGCGCTCGGCAAGGACATTCGCACCGTCCTCTCCGCTCTAGCCACCCGCACGAAGGCGCTGGAGGCGTTTTCCTTGGCAGACAACCTAGACCGCAATCTGGCCGATGACATCCGGCTTACCATTATGCGCGGGATGATCACGGCCAACGATTTCAGGTTTGCCCGCAAAGCTCTTACTGGAGGTCAGGATGTCTAGGGATTCTAGGTCGGACAGAGTTATCGACGCCTGCGGCTCAAGCGCCGCACCCGAGAGATCAAGTAGCCAACAATATACCTCGGAGCCGAAATGACCGAAGTCAAAATCGTCCTGCCAACTGGCGCACTGGGTAGTTCCGCTGGCGAGGACTTTCTCTGCACGGCCATGCGGATCATCGGCGTGGGTTTCGCCGAACCTGGAGAATGGAGCGCAAAGTATGGCTGCGACTTTGAGAACGAAGTATTCTTGATGAAGCCATATTGCTGGTGCGAATCTCCAGCGTGTCCGTGGTGTGCGGGATGCGGGGATTTCGAAGACGCCTGCATCGCTTGCAGCGCGCACCCTCATGACAGCGGATGCTTTAAAGACGTCACGTATGCTCGTCGCGAGGCATGGAAGGCATCGCACCCGAAAGCTCCGTTTGATGAGCAAATGAACGCTGGCCGGCGCATTAATATAGACGAGCGCAGGCGGCGGGGCTTGCCTTTAGAGCCTTATCAATGGCTTTGCGACTGCGGAGCAGAGGATGAGATGCGCACTGATCGCGACGTGCGAGGGTGTGATGCTCATCTGGGGACGGGCGTGTTTGCCCGATTTAATGGGCGTGCGCCGAACTTCTGGTTCAAGCCAAGCAATTTCAAGCTGAACTGGTACAAATACATCGGCCGCGATATGGAGGTTGACGGCGATCTCCCCGCCGATTTCCTTGAACGCATCTTCGCTACGCACCCGACGGGTATGACCCTAGACGAGGCGATTTCGGAGACTGGCCGCCAGGAGGAGGAAACCGCTGAAAGTTTCCGCCGGATGATGGCGTCTCTCTCCGATGGGCTTGCCCAAGACGCGGCGGAAGACGGATCACGCGAAGCGGAGCGTAGCGAAGGGACGGCCAAAAGGACCCATCCATGACCCCTCAACAAAAACCCAGAGCCTCTAGAGATGCGCTCCTAGAACTGATCGGGAGGCTGGAGAAGGCGGAAGAGGGTGTAGCTCGCATCATCGACCCGTCGTCGTGGCGCGTGTTCGACGGCTATCTGGCCGACATGAAGCGGAAGTACGGCCACCTAAACGCCGCCTATGACCCGGAGTCGTTCAGGGACAAACGGTCCTTGGCGAAGGCCAGAGAGATCATCGCCTTTCTCGCCACAAGTGTTCAAGCGGAGGAAGGGAAGTGATTGATCCGACAGAGCAAAACCGCAAGGACTTCTCTTCGTCCTTCGGCCGACCCGCGAGAATGATCCTAGGGGAAACTTGGCCAGATTGGTGGGCCGATCTCGTCACGGCCATGAAGGTCATCACCATCAACCGTGACGACAGACTTCGTGGCGGTCCCGATATGGCGGTCATCTGGACGCCAGACGGCCTGATATTCGCGAAGAAGGGCGACGAGATTCGGCGCTACCTATTCGGGACAATCGCTGTAGTGCCCGCCGATGGGCCAACGGCCCAGGCGAAGACCGATGAGGCTCCTCTGTAGGAACCCCAGGAACAACCTTAGCCCCCAAACGTTGAGAGGATATGGCTAGCCTTCTCATCGGTCTGATATTCTTGGTCCTCATCGTTGGGATCGCTTGGTGGATCATCCAGCAAGTTCCTCTCCCGCCGCCGATGCGCTGGGTCGTGACGGTGGTGTTCGGACTTATCGTGCTGCTGGTGGTGCTGAACTATTTGCCAGCCGGCGCGCTTCCGCGAGGGCGTTGGGGCTAGACGGCTCCAGCAGCCTTCAGATCAGCCTCAGCCCGAGCCACATCAACCAGGGCCGAAGCCCGCGCCGCGTCGCTCGCCGCATTCAGGGTCGCCAGATCGGTTTCGCTTAGCGTGCCCTTGATCTCTTCCGCCGCCGCGAACAACTGCGGAATGGACGCCAGGCCAGCCAGGATCAGTTGCAGGGTTGCCGGGTTCATGGATTCGCTCCTGGATTGGCGGCAATGGTGATCAGCTCGGCGATCAGTGCGGTTGCTGTAGCGACGTTCTGTTGAGACGTGGCGCTATCACCAGCCTTGCGGGCGTTGTCGGCCGCCGTGAGGGCATCCGTCGCCTTCTGAAGGTCAACAGCCACGGCGAGCGCCTTGGGGCCGTGCAGGACGTGCGAAACGGCCAAGGCGTCCAGAGTGTTCGCCACCGCGTCCAGGGACGCCCACGCGGCGGCTGTGCCCTTTGCTGAGGCCACCTGAGTGCCGCCCGTGGTCGCACATGCAGCCAGGGCGAGACAGGATGCTCCAATGAGGAGAAGGCGCATCAGGTGGCGGGAGTCGCGGCGGCTTCAACAGCCGATGCAGCCGTCTGGAGGGCTGTCACGGCGGCGCCCAGGTCGGCAACGGGCTGGTCGAGGGCGCTGGTGTCATTCAGCGAGCCGATGGCCCCAGCAGCGGTCGTGAGGGCCGTGGCGGCGTCATTGATAGACGAAGCGGCGGAAGAGATGGCGGTAGCAGCGTCAGAGAGTTTCATGGCGAGGATCCCAAGGGCCTTGGTGAGACCGTTATCGCTGGCCGGGCGAGTGACGGCGTGGAAGAGAACGGCGAAAGCCAATCCGAGGATGGCGAAGGCTAGCAGCGTCATGCGACTACCGTAAGAACCCTGTCATGACTGGCGTCGATCTGCCTGCGGATGGCTGGGCCGAGAATGATGCACCCATGGCTCGCGTCATGGTTCGCGTTGTCACCGTGGATGCGGAAGAGAGATCGTCCGAAGACATTCGTTCCCGGCAACGGATCGAGGTTCATCGTGATTGGGCCGGTGTTGGGCGATAGGTGCGCCGAGCCGATGCTGTAGCGCCCAGCGGGGATGGGGCCGACGCCACCAGCCGGCTGCATGTCGGGGTTGTTGCGCCACGCTCCAGCCTTACCGCTGTAGCCAGTCCCCGCGAATTGGCCTTCGGGGTCGATCAGGTCGCCCGTGGCAATCTTATAGGTCCAGCTCATTGCCCATCCTTCGTTTGAGAAGCCATCTGGACGATGGTATCATCCTTGGCCTGCGAACCCTTGGATGACCCCCACCTGTACCCGACATAAGCGCCAATCGAGGAGCCCACGGTGCCAGAGGTGAGGGCGGCGAAAAGCGGCATGTTGTCCTTGGGAATGTCGTGGAACCCGAGGATGAAAACAGCTGACCCCATCAAGAACAGCATGGCGAAGATGAACGCCGCGTCTAGGGTCCGGTCGCCTTTGGTATCAGTGTCCACGCTCACCCTCCCAGCATATGACGAAGCTTATCACTGAAGAAGCCGATCACCCAGAGAAGCGCACCCACCGCGCCGATGGCCCATTTCTGGGCCTCCTTCAGGCTGGACACATCCTCGCGCAGCTTCTCAATCGCGTCGTCCACCCGGTCTTTCCACCGTTCGTTTTCGGTCACCGGATAGCACCCGAGCGACCTGCAATATGACCAGAACGGATGCCCAAGCTGCGACGACTGCCACGATCCACCAGCGATGCAATGGCAACCCCCCCGATAGCTAATAGCTTCAGGGAAAATATGCCCCCATTGAGACTATAGTACCAGAGTTCTCCGCTACGTTGTGTCGTCAAGCCGACGGCCGCGATGATCTCCTGAAAAAGATACATCAGCACCACGCCGAAACACAGCAGGGAGCGGGTGCGGTATCCGATCACACCCAAGGTCACGGTCAGCACCGCGTCGAAGGATGGAACTACGTAGGGGGCGATCTCGAACCCCAGGCGGTTTTCCATCAGGCGGGAGAACACCCACCCCAGGCCGACCACCCAGCTCACCCGCTGGGCGATATGATCCCTGGACCACGCCGCCAGCAACAGGACGATTCCGAGACATACGCCGTAGAAATAGACCCACTGCATGGGATTACGCCGGGGGCTTGTTGCCGCCGCCTTCGAGCGGCGTGACCACGGCCCCACCAGCGATCAGGCGCTCCACCACGGCAGCGTCAAGGGCGGTCAGGGCTTCCACACCCGCTGCTAGCGCTGCCTGGGCGACGTGGAGCTTGTGTGCGGCTTTGTCGCGCAGGGCGATCAGGTCGGCGTCGGTCATTTAGTCCCCCTCGTGTGAAAAACGGGTCACTTGCCGAAAGCTACGTAGAAAACATCGGTGATCCCGGTGGAGTCGCCATCCCAAGCGATCCCGATTCCGACTTGCGTGGTGGAAACCGGATAGCCAAACGCGCCCCCGCCGTTGCCTCCCGTATGCGCCGTATTGCTCTTGACCGTGGCAACCACACCGTAATTCGTGGTTGTGAAGGGGTGAGGAAGCGTCTCCACGACATAGCTATCATCGCCGGGCGAGACGGTGGCCCAGACCAGAATTAGGCCGCCGGGGAAGGTAATGTACCCGCTTGTTCCCAAGCTCTGGGCGAAGGAGGCAGCAAGGTTCGTCGCGGAGATCGCGTCTTGCACAAACGCGGTCGTCGCGATCTCAGTGGTGTTCGTTCCGGTGGCCGCTGTGACACTGGCCGGGGTTCCGGTGAACGTCGGAGAATTGAGGGGCGCAAAGCCCTGCGACTGGACGTAAGCCGTGGTCGCGATCTTGGCGGAATTGTCGTTGCTGGCCGGCGTCGGGGCCTGCGGAATGCCGGTGAACGTGGGGCTGTTGATCGGGGCGAAGCCGCTGGTGTTGGCCTGGGCGCCCAGCGTATAAATCGTGTCGAAGGTGAGGGTTGAGCCCCCAGCTACATCAAGCGTGGCGTCGTAGGCAATCCCATCATCGGCCCAGATGACCGTGGTCTGGCCATAGAACCGCCCAGCCGAGTCGGCAGTCTGCGGATTCTCGATTGGGGTGGAGAGGTCCGCGTCGGCGAACAGGGCCGAGACGTTGGAGGTCCCAGCGTCGAAATAGGTCAGGACCGACCCTGGCGCGGGAACGCCCAGCGCACTCAAGATCGGTTCGGTGATGGGAAGGATCAGTCTGCCGCCGGCCAAAGCTTTGCTCCTCTAGGGAAGCAGCTTCGCCGCACAACAAAACTAGCCCATCCGAATTGGAAAATCCATACCCTCGACGATTGTGAGCGCGCCGGATCGGTAGTATCGAATTTGACTCATGGATTTTTGGACCCACGTCGCGGCGCAGTTTTTCCCCAAGCTGGCGCTGATGTGCGTGGTCTATTTCTTCATCGGGTATTTCGGGCGGCTAATTGACCTTTGGAAGGTAGGAAGACGCCCGCTGCGCCACGCTCCCCGGCGTGTTGAACTCGTAGTTCCCCCCGAGCGCGCTGAGCGGGACCTCGGTTGGGCGCACGAGGTTCCCGACCCCAGCAAGAGCCCCCCCGAAGTTCCCCGGTTGCCTGATCGCTAGAGCCCCAGCCGCCTGACCGTAGCGCAAGCCCTCCAGCGCGTTGACGCCGTAACCCATCCCCTTAGCCGCCAAAGCGCCGGCCGCCAACTTAGCGGCTATGGCTGGATGACTTAAGATTCCGTACTCACCGGCTGCGGCAGACGCGAGGGTAGCGGGGAGCCAGTTGCGCCCGGCAATTTCCGCCGCGCGCTGAGCGGTGAACGAGTTGGGAGGGGGCTTCAGGAAGGTCTGCCCGATGTCGGCCAGTTCGCCCAGCGGCCCGGCGCCATGGAACGCCCGGTCATCGAAGCTACGGTTTACGACCCCTTGAAGCTGCGTTGGCGAGATTTCTCCCGTGACCCCAGCCTTGGCGGCAAGTCCTTTGACCGTCATCAGGTTTTTGTATTGCAGCCGAGTGTTGCGGAAGTCGGCGATTTCGCCCGGCGATGCGCTTTGCATGATCCCGTCATCCAGGGCGTCGCGGATTTGATGAGCATAGTAGCGAACGTTTGAATCGCCAGACTGCATGGCCCGATCCAAGGGGGAGCCCTTCGAAACCAATGCCTGGTATGCGTCGCCCGTGATCGTGCGATTTCCAGCCGCATCCCGTGTTGCTACGTCTCCAATGTTCTGGACTTGGTTCAGGAGGGGAGCAACTTCACCAGCAGGCATAACCTGCTGAGCATCGTGAATGATGCCTCCAAGACGGGTTTGCAGTCCGTCCACGTCTTGGACGCTGTGACCTTGTGCGAAGGCATCGAACTTCGCCCCCAGGTCCGAGCGCGCCTGATTCATGACGGCGGGAGTGATCTTTTCCGCATCGGCTCCGAACGTCCCCGCCACGGCTCGCGTGAACGCCTGCCTCTGCGCCCGATCGTTCTTCGCAAAGCCAGAGCCTGGCGCGTTGATCAGGTTTGAATCCTTGACCGCCAGGGACGGATTATCGATCCCAGCAATCTGAGATCCACGGAGCGGGATGTCATATTCGTTGATCGCCCTGTCAGCGAGCGCCTTTACTTCAGGCGAAACGGCCCCCCCAAGACCGGCAGCCATCCCGCCAGCCTTCAGCGCGCCCTTGATTAGAGGAGGCGCTATGACGCCAGCAGCCGCGCCGGTGGCGAGCTGCTCACCCACTGGCGTGGCATTAGCTCCAACCGTCGGAGCGGTAGCAGCCGCACCGCGCGCGGCGTTCGTGAGCACTTTGCTCCCGACGTTCGCGAGAACCCCGCCAACCCCTGTCGCAGCCCGCCCTGGAAGGGCGATCTCGGGAACGGCCGCCGCCGCCGCCGTGGCTGGGATAGCCTGCCCTACGAACCGGCCGCCTTGAGCCGCCACATCCCCGAGGTGTGCGAAATGATAGTCTCTCGCCTGTTGAGTAAGCCCTTGCGTTCCCGCTTGCGCCGTATCGAAGATGCTGGGGCCACCCTGCGTCTGAGCAAGCGCCCCCGCCATGGGATCACCAACAGCCAGACCGCCGCCAGTCAGCTTGTTCCCGCTGGCAACGAGATCGGGACCGACACCCTGCAAAGCCCCCGCGCCGAAACTCTTCAGTGCGCCAAGGACACCGCCAGGCACCACATGCTCTTTGCCATCGAAATCGACGTAGTGCGCGCCAGGGGTAGCGGGGATCGGACGCCCACGTTGAAGGGCATACGGCATTCCGGCCGTTCCCTCCATACCTGGGGACATATCGAGGCCACCAGGTTGCGCCGCGCGTTGGGCATAGTAGGCTTCTTGAGCAGCGGTCATATTCTGACCATTGCTGGTGAACTGCTTGCCAGTCCCCGACGTTTCGCCCGCCGCCGTAGTCGGTGGCGCAGGCTGAAGGGCTTCCCACTTCGCCTTTTCGTCAGCACTCAGTCCAGCTGGCTCTGGCTGGCCGTATGGATTTGCTGAACCGCCTTCGTTCTGGGCCATGGAGAAGTGCATGGGGTCGGACTTCGACTTCCATGCGCCCCCCCAGCCAAGGCCATACTTCTGGGCGAGCTGCGCCACATTGGCTGGAAGATCGCCTTTCGACCCGAGCGGATTAGTATCGGGGTTGATGTCGATGGCGTCCCCAGTGGCGTGGGCCGAGGGAACATTCGTTCCAGCTACATCGCGGTTTGCGACCCCGGAAGCTGAACGAATGTTATAGCCGCTTCCCTCCAGATCGTTGACGAAACCCTGAAAGTTGGGGGCGTATTTCGCATCGACTTGAAACGAGACACCCTTCGGCGTCTTGATCGTCACGAAGCTGGGTTGCGCGCTCGCTGGGATGGCTCCCGTCGATGCGGCTGGCGCCATAGGAGCGGAAGGCGTCGGAGGCGCTGCCGGCGTCGGTGAGAACGCCGTTCCATCTCCAAAGGTGTAGGATTCGGCGGGGGCGTCCATCTAGTATCCCGCAGCCTCGGCTTTTTCCCGACCGACTAGAAAGGCCCGCTTTTCCGGGTCCGTCTTGATGGTGGCCAAGGTGGCTTGTCGTTCTTTGGGAGACTGGAGGTTCCACATGAACGCGCGAGGATCGACCGTTTTGGCGAAGTTGACCGCATAGTCGCTGTAGCCTTCGGGAGGTCCATGATACCCGGACACACGCGCGATCTCGGCCCGCTTCAGGGCGATGTTCATCCGCATCACATCGCGGATCGCCATGTTTGAAATGTCTGGATTGGCGTTGCCCGAGGCAGCCACGGCCAGCTTTTCGTTCGTTCCCGGTCCATACTGGGCCGCCTGGGCGCCAGCGATTTGGACCATGTATTTGCGGGCCTCTTCCAGGTTCGCGACCTTGCCAGCGTTGGGCCTCAACCCAGCAGGAAGCCAGCCAAGATTGGCGTTGATGAACGATTGAGCCGTGTTCATCGCCTGCGTGCCCGGTCCCGTGGCGACACCGGGGTGACTGACAATATCGAGCACCTTTTCCATGGGCACGAGGGCGGCTTGCGAGGCGGAGACCGTTTGCTTGTCCGCTTGGTATTGCTGGGCGGATGCAGTGTTCATCGCTTGCTGCTGCGGCGAAGCACCTTGGGAGGGCACGCCGCCATGAGCGAAATCCGCCTTGCTGCGATAGAGTGGCGCTCCGGTGTTGGGGTCGGTCAAACCGGGCACAAGCTCATAGGGCGCGGTAGCGGCGGCCGACGCGCCAGATTCCGCGCCAGATACAGCACCGTGGAATCCAGCCGCAGTCGGCGCAGCCCCCTGCACCGGAGAAACGACGGGCGTACCATCGGCTCGATAGGAGACCTCGCCACCCGCGCCACCCGCGCCCGTACCCAAGGCGGTTGCGTTCGCCGTCGCGGCTTGCCCCTGGAGAGCGCCTGGAGGAGCCACCCAGCCGGGCGTCCCGTCGGGGAGCATACCACGCACCGCGCCAGCAAAAGGGGGGGGGGCGGTGTTCGGGTTGGCGTTGGCGACATTGGTCCCCGCCGTGGTGTTCTGAGCCCGCACGCCGGCCGCTTCGGCTTCCCGCATCGGGGTGGTGATCGACACATCCCGATTGAGGGTATCCGAGGTGTCAAACCCCATATCCTTGACCACGCCAGCCACCAAGGGGTTGGCGTAGAGGGGATTGCTCAGATTGGCGTTGGCGATGCCATAGTTCGAGGCGTCAGGGCTCTGGGGCGCCTGCTGAGGGTAGAGCGCGGCGATCTGAGACCGGACGGCGGCATGATCCTGAAGGGTCTTGGCGATGTTCTCGTCTGTCGGATCGAACCCGGCGATAGCGGATGGGTCCATTCCGCGATCGTGTAGGGAGGGGGCGAGTCGGGCCAACATCGCCTTGCGCTCGGCTCCATCTGTTCCGTAGGGAACCGCACTAAGCTGCTTTTCGATGCTGTCCATTGCATCCAGCGAGCCTAGGATGTGGTCATGCTGGTCCGAGGACATGGACGCGACATCGGGCGTTTGCGCCGAACTTTGCCCCGCCAGACCCGCGAGAGCTTGCTTGCCCACCGCCTGATAGATCGGCAACTTGACCTGTTGCAGCACCCGCGCATTGTTGAGACTGAGAACGCCGGTCGCGGTATCGCTGGCGCCGGCCCGCGCCAAGGCCCCCACGGTCTGGTTGATGGAGGCGGGGTCGTTGACATCCAGGCCGTTCAAGGCTCCTCGAACGGCCCGCTTCTGGCCCAGGTCGTAGCCCATCAGCGCGCCCTTCTGGGCCGCGTCCGTAATACCGCCAGCCGTGCCTTGAGGAAGCTGCGCGATCCAGGAGGGGGTTGAGAAGCCCATTATTGATACATCCCCACCTCAGAAAACACACCACCAGGGCCGCTGCTGTTGATGTTGGTTCCGGCCGATCCGCCCCCAAAGCTGGATGCGGTGTGCGCCTGGTTGAGTTGGCCGGTCAGGTCGCTTAGGATTCCGCCACCGAAAGCCGCGCCAGCATTGGACGCCGCTCCCGCCGCGTTAGCTCCGAAGCCCAAGGCATTGCCGACCAGGGAGCCTGTCTGGTTGCCCAAGGCTCCAAGCCCGAGCGCAGCCTGCGTGCCCGTGGTTTGCTGGCCCTGTAGCAACCCCTCATAGCCTGCCAGAGCGCTTCCGGCTTGGCCTTGGGCATAGTTGTTCAGCGCCTTGCCTGTGGCCCCGCTGTTGAAGCTGGGGGCATTAGCGGAGGCGACGCCCTTCAAACCCTGGTCGAGCTGGAACTTGTAGTTCGTGCTGTTCAAGTACTTGTTGAAAGCGTCGGAATTGCCATTGATCAGACCGGAGAGGATGCCGGTGGAGTTCTGGCCAGATTGAATGACCGGATTGAGGTTCTGTTGGGCGTCGGAATAGACCCCCTTGTCGAACCCGATGGCCTGGGACGCGGCGGTCTTTGCGGCATTGGCGGCGGAGTTGGCGCCGGCCGCTCCAATGGCTCCCTTGGCGATGGATGCGCCAGCGGTAATCGCCGTAACAGGCATGAAGGATTCTCCTGAGAGTTTGGAGCCTTCGGCCCTTAGAGCAAGCGCAAGACCTGAACCTGTTCGTCCATCAAATGTACCACCGCATCCCCTATATTGGCAACCGGAGGCATGACGGAGAGAATGGTGGACTGCATATAGCCAGCGAAGACGGCCCAGCGGTTATACATCGCCACCGCCTTGCTGATATTCCCTCGCCTGCATCCCTCCACGGTGGCCCCGACCCAGAAGTCATGCGCTGGATCGTCGGCGTGGCTGTGGGGTCTTAGAGCCTCCAGAACCTCGTGGAAGCGCTCGCCTTCCTTCTGGTTCCTGCGGTCCTTGAGAATCCAATCTGGATAGTGCAAGGTCCGATACGAAACACCCCTTCCGTCGAAGGCGCCTTCCCGGCGGAAGGTCTCACGGAACCCCGCCAGGTCAGCCCAGCGCGCCGCAGCGGGGTTGCCATCGGGGCATTTGGTGCAGATTTCCAAGGCGTCCGTCGCGGTGAACATCCACCGGAAACCATCCCGCATCAAGGTCAGCATCGGCTTGCCACGGGCGGTCTCTAAGGCCAAGCTATGCGCCTCGTACATCCCCGACTGGAGTTTATGCAGGACGTAGGCCCCGTCTCGGTTTGGGGTCAGCAGGCAGATGTTATCGGGGTTAGCTGCAATCTCGGTAAGATCGATAAACCCCTCCCCGCCAAGCCAGGGGCGAACCTCGGGATCATTGGCGATCCGGTTCAAATCTTCCGATTCAAGCGTTCGGATCACTGAGGAGCCTGTACATACCCGATACTGAGCACCATGACCCCCGTGGCCGTGGCCTTGACCATAATCGACTGGCCGCCGGTCAAGGTCTGGCCGGAGAACGGAAGGACGGTCGTTCCCACAGCCATCGCGGTTGCGGGAAGCATCTTGGAGGTGGCATTTGCGGCGCCTCCCGAGCCAACCCGCCAGACCGTGAGGAGTCGGGGCACGCTGTCATTGTTGACCGCGTTGACCTTCAACAAGGTAATCCCGGAGTTGGCGTCACAGGTCAGGGCAGCGCTTGTCGTGGTCGCCGAAACCAGGAATTGTTTGTTGTTGACGGTGAGAGACATGCGGTGATCCTTAGTATCTAGCTGGGCACCGTCGTGCCAAAATTGCCAATCCAGGCATTACCCGCGTGCTGGGGGACGCCGCCAAGTCCATATTCATCGCAGGCCCCCATGAAGGTCGCGATAGTCCGCGTTCCCACTGTGATCCACAGCGAGCCGTCGCGTGAATATTGATAGGTCAGCGTCGTGCCATCGTTGTTGATGTGCAGCCACATCGCCTGAAACAGGTTCTGCGTCACCGTCACGGTCGAGAGCGTGCTTGAGAACGTGGTGGCGTTGGTCCATTCTTGCGCCCCGACAACGCCTAGCCAGTTCAACGTGAAGAGAAAGATTTTCCCGTTGGATGAGTTGCGAAGGACAAGTCCGAACTGATCATTGGTCGTTGAGAGGAAGGGGGACATCCGAATATAGACATCGTAGGGCGTCGAGGGAGCGGATGACTTCCACAGCTCAATCGTATTGGCGCCCGAGGCTGTCCACGTATCGAGGATCGAATAAGTCCCCTGCGTCAGCGTCGAGACGCTGGTTCCCACGCGAACGAATCCCGCGATTGTGGCGAGATTGCCCCAGGCTTCGTAGGCGTGGCCGCCCCCTCCCCCAGCCGGCGTCGCCCAAGTCCCATCCCCGCGCCAGTACGTCGTGGAGGATGCGCTCGTGCCGCTGTTGAGGTGGGAGACACCGAGGTTCCCGGTGATCGCAGCCGTGGAGATATCCAAGGCGCCATAGACCCCGTCCGCGCCGGAGCCACCCGACAGGAAAGGTTGCCCAGCGGTCCCCACCGCCGAGACGCTGAGGGGCGACGTCCCGGCCCCCATGACGACACCGTGCGCCGTGTAGGACGTGGTTCCCAGCGTCCCAGAGGTCGTCACCGTCCCGCCGCCCAAGGGCGCTGAGAGGCTGACGCTCGTAACCGTACCGCTTCCCCCACCGGACCCGTTGGCGGCGGCTGTGAGCCTTCCTTGGGCGTCTACGGTGATGTTTGCGCTGGTGTAGCTGCCAGCGGTAACAGCCGTGTTAGCCAGGGCTGGAGCCGCATCGGAGCGCATGAAAGTCGTGGCTGACCCGTTGACAGCCGCCGGGCCAACTGTTGCGGTTGGATTAGCGCCGGAGGAGCCAGGACCCGTCGGGCCCGTCGGGCCCGTAGGTCCTGTCGGACCTGTCGGACCTGTCGGGCCAGATGACCCGGCGTTCGTTTCCGGCCCCGCCAGCGCCACAAGCGCTAACAGACCATAATCCGTGTCTCCGATCCTAGCCGCCATAGCCGTCAAGCTCCGACAGGGCCAGAAGGCTCAGGACATTCAGCCCCCCCGCTTGAGCCAAGGCGTCTTCCGCGATAGCCTGGACAGCGGCGATCTCGGCTTCCAGTGCGGCGACCACAGCGGCGATCAACGCCTCCACCTGGGCCAGCGTGACACCGCTTCCAGCGCTGGTGCTCAGGTCCTGGAAGAATCGATACCAATAGAGCGTGAAGGCGTTGCCCTCGGCGATTGGCAGGGTGCGCTGCGGGAGAGTCTGGGCCATCTAGTCGCTCGGACTGGATGGCGCGAGCATCAGCGCGCCGCCAAATTTGATCGACGCCGTGGGATTGGTCGCGGTCGCTTGCGCGCTCATGGTGACGGTGAGCGTGTCGATGGAGAGAACCGTGGTCCCCGCCGGAACGCCGGTTACATGCACGAAAGCCCCCGCTGTAATGCCGGTCACGTCCGCCATCACGACATCGGCCGAGCCGCTGACCAAGGCGCCGGTTTGGGTCACGCCACCGCCAACCGCGAAATCACCCCCCGTTCCCCGGTTCGTCGCGAAGTCGGCCGGGTCTCCATCCGCATCGATATGCAGGAAGATCGCGGGCGAGGTTCCAGTGGGCGTAGAGCCGTCAGAGCCAAGGTCTACGGGCTTGCCGTCCTTGATGAACTTGGCAATCGTTTCGGGGGGAATATCCCCGTCCACCAATAGCGACTGGTTCGGCGCAATCCAAAGGTCTGCCGTGTAGGCCGTCAATAGCCTGCCGCCGGTCGTGGAAGACCCGATGGAGAAAGGCAACCCATCCATTGTGAACGCGCCGCCGCCCGCACCGCCCGCACCGGAACCGCTTGCATCAACTCCGTCGATGTAGACTTTGCCTACAGTAGGATTGGCATTAATATCCAATGACCAGATTTGGTTTTGCCACACACCCAAAGGTGTTGGCGCGTTTGTCGTTAGGTCTATAAGAGCATCGTTGCTCTCGTTGGCGATCTCGGTATCGCAAGACCCATCGACGTCTAGTTCTGCATAGTTATTGCCTTGGGCCGCGCTGTCGCTTTCCCAAAGCGCCTGACTACTGCCCGGCGCGGCCGGAAACCAAAGCCACAGCGACGCGCTAAACACGCCGCTGTCCACACCGAGCGCCAAAGCCATGTTGAGAAGCCACGTCGCCCCATCAAGCACCACCCCTCCCGTGGTATAGCCAGGAGGGGGCAACGAACCTCCCAAGGGTTCCCGCACCGCCGCCAGACTGAGGGCCAGCGCCAAGGCCATCAGCGCGGACCGAAGGCGACGATGTTGCTAGCCGTGGTGCCTGTGCTCATGATCCGTGAGCAGACCACCGGAACTACCGCACCGGCCGGAACCGCCGTGAAGGTGACGGTGTTGCCCGATCCGTCCTGAATGGCGACATCGCCGGTCGTGCCGACGTAGAAGCCATAAGCAGTGATCTTGGTCGTGTCGCTCTTTGTCACCGCGAAGCATTCCGCCGTAACAGTTGTCGAGTTGAACGCCATTTTAGTATCTCGCTTCGTTGTATGACACGCCTTCAGCGGCGAAGATGACGGGTTCAGTGGTGGCTAACTCCACCAGCACGCCAGGCTGACTGACCAGGCCAAGGGCTCGCCAGACCGCCTTGCGGGTGTATTCCCCAGCGGCGCCCAGAGAGCGCGCGACCCATGAACCGAAGGTGCGGCCGCCGTCCTTGCTCATCCGCATTCGGACTTGTGGATCGGGGGAAAGCGCATTGCCAACCCCGCGCACGCAGGCGAGACCCAGGCTGTTCAGACGAAGCTTTCCCGCTGTGGTCCAAAATACTGCTGTCACCAGCTTTTCGATGGCGGTTCCGTCGTCGGTCTTGTTGGAGGTGTCCCACAGGAACACCCGACTATCCGTGGCTGAGCCTGCGAATAGGGTTGAGCCCTGACCCGTCGAGCAACCGGCCATGAGTAGCCCGGGCTCGCTCTGAAAGCGCTGCTGAGAGCCCCATTGCGCCCATTCGGAGGTCTGGCAATCGTAGGCGAAGGAGAGGTTCAGCGAGGGAAGGTTGATGACGTAGAAGTCGTGGCCTTCGATAGCGACGTTGAACGAGGTCATCTCGTCAAGGCCGGTTCCGGCTTCCCGCAGCAGATCCTCGATATAGGGCGTGGAGACTCGAACCGGGGCTGAGCTGGTGCGATAGATGGTGTAGTTGTCACCGACCCAGAACAGGGCGTTGTCGGTGAAGGCGACGGAGCCTTGAGCGGCCGTGCCTCGGGGATAGGTTCGGCCCTGGCTGAGAGAGAATGGCTTGGCGGGGTCAGCGCCTCCGTTGAAGTCCCAGATTTCCGTGGTCTTGGTGCCGAAGAAGTACAGCTCCTCGGCCAGGACCTGCACTTCAAGGATCGGGTCGGGAGCCGTCTCGGCGTTGTCCAGGTTCAGCGCTGGAATGGTGGTCGCATCGCCTACGTTGGAGGTGTAGAACGAATTGGACCCAGCGACGGTGTAGACGAAGATGTTGTAGAGCACCGCGACGGAGGAGAACGGCGGAAGCCTGGACGACCCGTCATCGAAATACTGCACCAGCGTCAGGGTGGCCCCGTCATAGACGTACAGCGCCCCGCCGACAACGATAGCCAGTTGGGTCAGGCTGCACGCCATGCGGGGTTGAAGGCCGTAGGGCACATCCCCGACAAAGTTGTTATTGCGGAAGAGTTGCCCCCCGGCGATGGTGAACAGGTCGCCGTTGAACATGCCGGGGATCTGAAACATCCGCAGGCATGGGCCTGCCGGTCCGTCGCCGCCTCCCAAGGAATATTGCGCCGTCAACCCAGGACGGGGGATGCGTGCAACGGCGGTGGGACCTTCCTTGGACGCCTCTGCGTAAGCGTTGATCAGACGAATAGTGGGCAAGCCAACGCGCGGCCTACCATACGCACCCAAAGGCATATCCATGGTAGGGATGGCAGCCTCCCTAGCGGTTGGTCAGGCCAACGACCTTGCAGGCGCCATTGCTGGAACCCTTCATGCCGACGGGCTTGGTCTCACGCTTGGAAGCCGGCGCAGAGGTTCCCATGGCGATGGCCTTGTGCAGGTTCACACTATCCTTGCCACCGGGCTGAGGGCCTCGTTGGTTTGCGAAGTTGGTCCCGGTCTTCATGGCTAGTCCTTGTCGGCTCGGTGATGGAAAACATCGACGCGCTTGTAGTTGGCCTCGCTCTGGATGACGGCGGGGCCTGAGGGGGCGGCGTGAGGATCGCGGTTCAGCTTGCCGTCCTTGAAGAACGGAGCATCGGAGCCCAGCTTCAGGGGCTCGCGGGTGATCTTGTGATGACCGCAGTAGTCGGAGTATTTGGGTTTGGCCATGCGAAGGGGTCCAGCGTAGTGGCTTGGATGAACCCTTCGGGCGCGTCTGGGACGGTACTAGAAGTGGACCTTTAGTGCAAGGTCTGCGGGCCGGTCGCTACCCCGACTAACGGACGATAGGCGTGTAGTGAGCGACGCCTCGTTTTAATGCCCAACCGCGCCCCCTAACCATACTCATCTCAGGGGCTACACCCGCACCGTATCGCTACACCGGGTAGGCTCTCGTTCCGCTGATTAGCGTGTCTGCTTTCCACGCCGCCGCATTGCTGCTTCTATAGCAGGGTCAGGCGGCTAATGGTAGGGTGAAGGTCAAATCGGAGACGGCTTTCCGCGCCAACGGACCGCCGCCTCCTGACCACCCGAAGCCCTAAGGAGGCAACGAATGGCTACCAGCGTATATCCCAGAATCCCGCCAGAAAAGCGCTTTGAAAGCAGGGTCGAGTACGACACCAACGGCGGCTGCTGGTTATGGGCGTACGGGTGTGACCGAGATGGTTATGGCCAGTTCTATCTAGTCGAGCGCCCTAATACGAAAGCGCATCGCGTCTCATGGATGTTATTTCGTGGACCTGTCCCGCCTGGAAAAATGGTCCTTCATCGCTGTGATATTCCGGCCTGCGTGAACCCAGACCATCTGTTCCTTGGCAGCAATCGTGAGAACGTTGCCGATATGATGTCGAAGGGACGCCACCGGCCTACGCGGGGAGAGGCGCGTCCGATGGCAAAGCTTAATGACATTAAGGTACGGGAAATACGCAGGCGATTGGCAAGGGGAGAGCACCCAGCGCAAATTGCGGTGAGTTTTGATGTGGCCGCGTCGCAGATATATGGCATTCGAAGTGGTAAAGCTTGGCGCCACGTTAGCGACGACGTGAACCATACCCAGAGCCCGTCAACCGGACCGGTCGCATCCAGATCGACGTTGGCCGGTCGAAGTCAGACAGTCGGCGATAAAGCACCAGGGCGTGGTTGGTGATGTGTCTGGCGGTTTCTGGGTCCGACGCCGCAACGCCTTGGTCGTCCATGAGGCGGTCCGCCAAATTATATTCCATGGTTTCAGTCCACTCGTCAGGGAAGTCGGTTTGGTCTGACGGGTCATTCACGTCTTCAACCGTTCGGCCGACAGATGCGACCATCGTGCCGCCTAGCGTGGCGAGCGGCCAGATGAAGACGGATGACGAGGTGTTCTGGCGGTTGAACATCCAGACCGATGGGCCGCTCGTGGTATTGCTATTGGGGTTCGGCAGATTCCAGTAATCCACCCACGAGAACTCTCCCATGGGACGATGGTAAGGATTCGAACCCCCTTGAACGACCCAGGATATTTGCTCCACCCCCATCACCCGAGGCGTGATGTCGATTTCCGCAGTCATCGCAGGAACGGCGATCTCGCGGCGTTCCTGGCGGTAAAGGTTAATGCCATCACTTTGGAGGCTCTTGAGCATGGCATTCAGCGCCAACATGCCTTGCGCCATCTGGTCTTCGTCGGGAACCCAGGGATTTTCGAGATACCCCAGCAAGCGATAGGCGCGGGTGATGAGTTGACCGGCTGTTAACGACCATGAAACACTCATCCGACCCTCCCCAAGCCTTGGTGCGAAGCCAGAGCAATGTTAGAACGACCTGGGCAATCCGCTGCGAACGGAAAGCCCAAGCCTGACCACCTCGCTTCGGAGAAAGCGCTATGGCTACGCCCTTCAAACCATGCACAGTGTCGGGCTGCAATAAGCGCCTGCTCGCCAAGGGCTTTTGTTCGATGCATTACTACCGAGATCGCATCGCAAATCCCCGCACGATTTCGCACTCCGCTTTGGAGCGGTTCACTGAGAAATACGCCATTGAGCCAGTTAGCGGCTGCTGGCTTTGGTGCGCTGGTATGTCCACGACGGGTTACGGTTCTTTCTCCGTCAACGGGCGCCCTGACCACGCACACAGGGCTTCTTGGATTCTCCATCACGGTCCGATTCCCCCGGATCTTTTCGTCTGCCATCGCTGCGATGTTCGGAAGTGCGTAAACCCGGACCATCTGTGGCTTGGCACGCATCAGCAGAACATCACTGATATGGTGGAGAAGGGTCGTAATCCGCGCGGGACGCAACACAAGCGCGCGTCGCTGACGGAGGAGCAAGTTCGCTTCATTCGGACGCACATTCATTGGACATACGCACGCATCGCCACGCACCTCGGGGTGTCCTGGAGTGCGGTGGGGCGCGTCGCACGCGGGGAGCGCTACCGAGATATAAGCCCTTAGGTTCTCGCACTCGCCGAATGAAGGCGACCAGTCGATTGACATCAGAACACGTGCCCCTGGCTATGCTGGCCGCCGCAGACGCACGGGCCAGCAGCGGCTTGAAGCGTGCCCACATCGTTGAGGAAGTTGCCCCCCGTCCCGTGGTTGGTCAGGAACGCGGTGGCGGGGTCGGCGGGGCCTCTGCGAAGATAGATCGTGGGAGAAGACCCCGTGGGGATTTGGCCGTTGTCGCCGAGGTCCACCGGGCATGACCCATCGTAGAACTTCGCTAAGGCCCCCGAGACAAGCGGCGTGTTGCCATTGCCATCCGGTGAAGCTCCGGTGTTCAGGAAGCTGGTTCCGAGATTGAGGTAGAACTCGGCAATTGAGCCGATCAGTAAATCATTGTCGGGGAAAGCTTCATCGCCCGCGTTGCCGATCAGGAAGTCCAGCCCATTCATCGCCAGGATCGTCGCGAGGGAGCCCGAGGTCGTCAGCCGACTATGAGGCTGGCCATCGATCAGCAGGGTTCCGCGCTTGTCCGTTCCGTTGGAGAGGTCTCCAGCCGCGAAGCAATGATGCCACTGGTCATCCGCGAAGCCGGGAGGATCGGTGACGCTTCCATCCAGGGTGTGCATCTGGACCCCGTTGGCGCTGGGGCCGGTGACATCCGAAAAGCCGCCCACAACCGTGATGATGGGGCTGTCCGTTTCCGCCGAAAGGCCATTAGCTCCGACTGCTGAGTTGCTAACCCACCATTCGCCAAACGTCCCCACAAAGCCATTTGGGATGGTCTTGAAGAAGAACGAATTGGAGACTAACGGGCTATCGGTCGCGATCAGGGAGGAACGCTTGATCCGCGTCGAGCCGTCGAAATAAACTCCGCCTGGGCAGAAGGTGCGGCCCATCAGCTCGCCACCTTCGTCACCGCCAGGGCCACGGTAAGCCGGGTGATCGCCGAGACGGAATTGACGTTGAAGCGCAGGGTGGAATTGGCCGCCAAGCTGGTGGTCCACCCCGTCAGCGTGGTATCCTGCGACTTCACGCCGGAACTGATCGTTGGAGGCGCGGACGCCACGATGCTGTCAGCAATCGTCGGGGGATAGTTGGCGTAGGCGTCAGCCCAGATATCCACCACGACAGAGCCGGTTTGATCCGCCAGCAGGGTTGCCGCCGTGATCGTGCAGCCGAACGGGATCTCCAAATCCCCTGCCACGCCCGTTGAGAGAACCGAGCCCCCGCCGTCGATCACATAGGTGATGCAGGAAGTCCCAAATTGGGTCATGGTGTCAGCCGCAGAAATGCGGAGCGTGCCACGCCCAATTCGGTCAATCCAGAAGTCGTCGTCTGGCTCTAACGAAGTGACCGGATCATATTGTCTCAGTTGCGGCACCCAGACCTCCTAATCGTTACTCGGCGCGGCCACCGGCCCCGTAATGAAGGTCACATCGTCCGCCAGCACATCCGGTCCCAGCGGCAAGCCAATCGTTGAGGGTTGCCCCGGCTCTGGTGAGTTTGGATCGAACGTAATGGACTCGGTCACTGGAAGCGGAGAGATCGACCCTGGCGTCTGGTACTGACCGTCTGGGTATGTCACCCCCGGCGTGACGACAAAGCCGCCTGTGACGCTCTGTAGGGCCGTGTCATCCTCTAGCCGGTCCGGGCGGTCGGGCGGCGGCCTGGCGTCGAGGAATGGCATACCCTCGGGGAACACATCCGGTGGTTCCATCTGGGGCGGCCTTGGATCGAGGCAGGGTGTGCAGACCCGCAGGTTGTCCCATTCGATCCGCATCTGAGACCTGCGCCAACGCTGGGAGCATCGGTCACAGGTGAACCACGCGTTCCCGAGACGAAAAGTATCAGAGCCGCTGTATGCGCGTGAGAGGCTCACAGCGGCTCCTCACAGGTTAGACGCCGGCGTTGCCGTACACGGAGCGCCAGTCGCCGTTGGTCGGGATGAAACGCGCCGTGCTCTTGGCCTTTGCGTTTTCTGTATCGAAGTCGTTATCCTTCTCCAGCTCCGGATCGCGGCGCCAGATGGACTTGAGGCCCTTGTTCTTCTGCACGCTGGTGTGCAGGAACCACGAGCCGGTGGAGAGCGTGCCCAGGTAGGGGTTCACCTGGACGCCTTCGGGGATCAGGCCCATCTGCTTGATGGCGTTGATGTCGTTGTTCGCCGTCGAGGAGCGGAGCTGCGATTCCAGCACGCGGGTGGTGTTGAACATGTCGGCGGCGGCGACTTGCACCATGCGGGGGCGCAGGTTGATCAGCAGGCCACGCGAGTTCTGCGCGAGGTAGACCTGCTTGATCATCGACTCCAAGGCCGCTTCGGAGAAGTTGGCGGCGATGGCGGCGAGGTTGGATTGCGTACCGCTCTTGGTCGGGTGCGAGGCGCTGAACAGCGGCTGGCCATCGCCGAAGAGGTAGGCGGCGGAGTTGGTGAAGCCGTTGATGAAGATGCCGACGTGAGCCAGTTCGATCGTGGTCCGCAGCGAGAAGGCCAGAGAACTTGCGCGCGACATCGACACTTCGGTGTAGAGGCCGTCCTCGAGTTCTTCCCGCGTGACCTGGTAGCCCAACCCGATCACATACGGCGTCGCCAGGGTCACGTAACCCTCGGCGTCGGTGTCGTAGGTGATCGGCGCCCCTTCCGTCTTCGTCCGAGCGAGGCCGAAGGTGGTTGCTTCAACCAGGCGTTCGGTGGCGAGCGAACCTTCGGTGCGGTCGAAGAACATCGACCACACTTCCGGGAACTGCTCGTAGTCCACGCCGAAGATGGTTTCCACGCCGGGCCACAGAAGGTCCGGGTGGGCTGAACGGGTGATCACGGTGGCCATGGGGCGCGCTCCTTAAAGACGGGTCGGGCTAGATGCCCGTGGCCGCCAGACCTTCGGTGGATTGGTTGATACGGACGATGAACTTGGTGTAGTTGCGGCCGGCGCCAGCGACGTTATCCGGCTCGGCCAGAACGTCGATGATCTGCACTTGCTTGGTCGATTGGGTGCCCACCGTAGAGGTGTTCAGTTGCCAACCGGACCAGCCGGTGTAGTTGGAGCCAGTCCCCGAGACGAGGTTGGCGTTCTTGCCCACCGAAGTCGCCAGTTGGGTGGCGTTGGCCTGGATGACGTATTCCGAGTTGGGATCGTCATCGAC